CACACCTGTCTTCAACACTCAAATTGGAGACGGATATGACCCTCTAAATAACTTTATTAATTTTGGTGGAACACCAGCAACAGTATCGGGAGAACCAGGAGGGGGATTTTCTCCTGCGTATTTCCAAGCACCCTATGCAGGTTTATACGGTTGGAATATCAAGTTTAATGTTCTCGCAGCTCTGTCGATGTTTAGTCCTTTATTTCCAGGAAAAATTGTGGTTGAAGCTTGGAAAACAACAGACCTTTCAACTTTAGGAACTTTATTTTATTCAAGTCCTCCAATTAACTTAAACCAAGCAATATCTAACGCACTTCCTGTTAATTTATTTTTTGATGAAACACTTACCGCTGGTGAGATTATTCAAATAAGAATATTGGATTTGACTGCTAATATACCACCATTCCTTTCAACACAACAACGGAACTATACCATACTTCCTTATGATGATGGAACTATATCAACTTTTGAATCTGTTTGGGAATTGTATCAATCTCCAACAATCATAACTGAATTGGTTGATATGAGGTTGGGTATCCCCAACATAGAGTGTATTGAGTTTCTTAAAACTTTAATCACGATGTTCAACCTGATAATTAAACAGGATGAAACAACAAGACGGATTATTATTGAGCCTTATAATAAAGAATATAACGACACAACAAGAACAGTAAGAGATTGGACTAATATTTTGGATTTAGATTCTGACACCAAAATTGAACCTCTATCTTTTGAACTTTCCAAAGATGTTATTTATACATACAACTTCACAGATTTTGAATTCTTGCCAAGAGAGTTTTATGGAAGATTTGATTTTGTTTTTGGTCGACAGAAGTTCAGTTCAACCTCCAACCTTTTTACAGGAGAACAAATATACGAAATACCATTTGGTTCCTGTCCTACATCAGGTGTAACAAATGCTCCGAACTTTATTATTCCACAATTCTATTACAATAACAACAACCAACAAGCACCATATGCAACTAAACCACACTTATTCTTTTGGGTGGGGAACAGATTGGCTTATACAGATGCGTTAAAATCACAACAGGGCTCTTGGTACCTAAGTTCAGGAGCAACCCCCATAGAATGGACAACCTATCCCTGTGTGTCGCATCTTAGCACTTTAGAATCCAAAATATCAGAGGTTATATCAGATTTGAACTTTCAATCCACCTTTGACTTCTTTGGTAATTCAACAAACCAAATTCAACAATTCACGCAGTTCACTCTATTCAATTCTTTTTGGAGAACCTACATAGAAAACCTTTATGACCCAACGGGTAAAAGATTATCAGGTAGTTTTTACTTCCGTCCAATTGATGTTTACGAAACTCAATTAAACGATAAGATATGGATTAAGGATAGTTATTTTTCCATTGAGAAAATAACAGATGCAGATTTGGTAAATAAAAGGTTGGTTCAAATTTCTTTAATAAAGGATATTACACCTTACTATGAAATAAATCCACCAGCACCAATCTATGTATTTTCACCTAACGAAGGGTATCCATCACCTGAACCATTCTACTACGACCTTGCATACATATCAAAGGATAAGGATTTGGTGTGTAATGGAACTGCACCTGTTCAAACTTTTTATTCTTTTGGAACAGGAACACTTGGAAACCTCGACCAAGTATATCTTAATACTGGCACCTCGTATGTTTTACTTGAACAGGGAACATACATAAGACAACTTTCATCTACGACCACATTTGTGTGTGTTGATAATTATGGAAGGGTTCTACAAACAACCTGTTAAAAATTATGGCAGAAAACCAAATAGCTTATAAAATTGTTGTTGATACATCAAAAGCAGTCCAAGAAATTAAAGACCTTGAAAAGGAAATTGCAAGATTAAAAAACGAGCTTGCTAACACGGAGGAAGGAACTTTAGGCTTTGATACACTATCCTCAGCCGTAGAAGGATTAGAAAAAAAATACAATACACTTATTCAAAGTGCAACAAAGGCAGGGGAAATAATTGTTAATTCTGCTGATGATACTACTGAGGCAATCAAATCCGTAAATGAAGAGGTTGGTAAAACTGAAAAAGGGATTAAAGATTTAGGGGACTCAACAAAAAAGGTTGATTTAGCAGCACCCTTTAAAAACTACTCCGACATTGGTGCAAAGGTTACAGAATCGCTTGCACAAACAAAATCAGTTTTACAAAGTTTCGGCACAGGTTCTAATGTTGTTTATGAGGTCGCTGTTGATACATCAAGAGCCGTAGAAGAGTTAATAACTCTTGAAGAGGAAATCACAAGGTTAAGGGGTGAACTATCCAAAACCAAAGAAGGAACCGAAGGATTTAATACCCTTTCATCAGCGGTTGAAGGTTTAGAAAAAAAATATAATGGTCTAATCCAAAATGCTGTTAAATCAGGTGATGTTATTGTAAAATCAGCAGATGAAAGCACACAGGCAATTAAATCTGTAAATCAGGAAGCTAGCAAAACTGAAAAAGGATTGAAAGGATTAGGGGAGACCGCTAAAAAAGTTGATGTTTCAACCCCCTTTAAAAACTATGTAAAAATAGGTGCTGCGGTTACGGCATCATTTGCAGCTGCTCAATCTGTATTTTCAACCTTCGGTGCTGACACAAAGAAAATTGCTGAAGCCGCAGCAAAAGCTCAATCACTACTTACGGTTGCAATTGCGGCACGAGAAGTTGCAGAGGCAGTGGGAGCAGCAACCACAGTTACCGCAACCATCGTTACGAAACTCAAAACTGCTGCTGATAATACACAAATAGGAGTATTAAAAAGATTATACACAGTCCTTGCTGCTAACCCATATGCAATTGTTGCAACTGCAGTTGGTTTATTAGTCACGGCTTTTATTGCTCTTACAAATTCTGCAGATGAAGCGGCAGAAGCACAAAAAAAGTTTCAGGAGGGAATCGATACCGATGTTAGTAAAGAAACAACAAATTTAAAATTATTGATTGCAACTATCAACGACACATCACAATCAATTAAAACACGAGAAAAGGCTGTAGATGACTTAGCAAAGAAATTTCCAACTTACTTTGAAAATCTTAAAAAAGAAGATATTTTATCGGGTAAAGTAGTCATTGCAACAAACGAACTTACAGCCGCAATTGTTGCTCAAGCTCAAGCAAGAGCACTTGAACAGAGAATTGCCGAAAGGGGTGTAAAGGCATTAGATTTAGAAAGACAGCTCACCAAAGCAACTCAGGACAGGGCTAAGGCTGAAAAAGAATTAAAAGAAGCTCAAGGTGTTATTATTACCGGTGGTGCAACCGCTGGTGGATTCACCGCAACAGGTGATTTAAGAAACATACAACAAGATGAATTTAATGCAGCATTACAAGAGGAAAATAAAATTAAAAATCAGTTAAACGATATTAATGTTGCTAATGCAATTGATTCTCAAAAAATATTAGATTTACAAAAACAAACTGTAGCATTAATTCCAATCGAAACAGGTGAAACGGATGATAACACCGATGCTAAAAATGAAAATAATAAAGCAACAGAGGAACAAATATTACTTGCAAAACAACTTGAAGATGCTTTAAATAACCAACTCACAACATTACAAGACACTGCAGATATATTCAAAAAACTTGCAGAAGCTGGTGGCTTTGAAGTATTTGAACCTGATGTGTTAAAAAGAATAAAAGAATTAAGAGGTAATATTGAGGCACTAATTCCAAAAGATTTAAGTGATAAATTCAGGTCAATCGGTTTGGATATCACAATTCAAAACGGAACATTTGCAGTCAAAGAATTAGGTAATGAAGTCGAAACTCTACAAGATAAATTTGGTGACTTTGTTGAAGAATTAAGAAAAGACCTTGCTCCAAAAGTTTTTACTCAAGGAGTCACAGATTTTGCAAAAACAACAAGTGAATTATTAAACCAAGCATCGCTCCAATTCCAAAAAGGAATTATTAGTAAAGAAGCTTTACAGGCAACTGAAAAACTACTCGAGCAATATAAAGCAATCAATAAACTTGTAAAAGACCTGCCAAAGGGTGTCGAAGCAATATTCACACAAGGAAAAATTGAAGATTATTTAGATATCACCAAGAAAATTGCAATTGCAACAGGTGAAATTCAATATGAGAAAGTAGATGGTCAAATCCAAAAAGTAACTGCGTCAACGGTAGTATTATCAAACGAAACAGAAAGATTGGCTCAATTTGAAAAACAATCTAAAGACGAACTAATAAAAAAATACACTGAACAATTTGGAATTTTAGAAATCATAAATGATGAAACAGGTGAGAGTAGAAAAAAATCGCAAGAAAACTTTTTGGCTGAAATTGCTGAACTTGAAAAAAGGGGTAAATTAACTGAGGAGCAGGCACGAAAATTAAAAGAACAAGTAACAGACCAAAAAGCTGATTTTAAATCATTAGTTGAAGAAATTGCACAAGCACAACTTGATGCTTTAAGTAACACTGCTGCAAATATCATAAAAGAGGAAAATCAGATAAGAGCATTTCTTTTTCAAATACAACAGGAGAGAGCTGAAGCTTTAAAATTACAATCTGAAGCAGAACAACAACTTCTATTAAACAATTTAGAAGAAGTATTCAAAATAACTCAACAACAGAATGCAATTGTTATTGATGAAACAAAATCAAGAGAGGAACAAATTGGGAGTTTGTTAAAACAATTTTCGGATAAGAAAATTGACCTAACAAAACTTACAGAGGAGGAACAATTCAAAATTGTATTATTCTACTTAAACAAACAGAAAGAAGCTGTAGACCAAGCACAAAAAGACAGACAAGAACAGGTTGATAAGTTTGTTACTGCAATACAACAAATTCAGGGAGCCTTAAATGCTTTGGGTCAAACTTTTAATTCTTATTTCAATGCACAACTTGATGTTGTTGAAAAAAGATATAAAAGAACTCAGGATACAATTATAGGTGATAGTGTTAGAAGCTCTGAATTGAGAATTGAAGCTGAAAAAAAATATAATGAAGAGAGAACTAAACTTGAAAAGAGAGCCGCTAAAACATCATTGAGAATATCTCTCGCTCAATCTATCGCAAACTCTGCAGAAGCAATCGCTAAAACCTATGCTGTATATGGGGGAACACCAGTTGCCGTTGGAGCAGCTGCTCTTGTTGCCGCTGCTAATGTTGCTCAAACAATAATCATCGCAAACCAACTTGCTAACATTGATAACTACAAAAGAGGTGGTAAATTAAAAATGGGTGTTGGTGGATTAGTGCAGGGACCATCTCACGCAAATGGTGGTGTTAAGTTCCAAAATGGAGGTGTTGAACTTGAAGGTAACGAGGCGGTTATTAACAAAGTTTCTACAATGAACTTTATGGGACTTTTAAGTCAAATTAACCAAGCAGGTGGTGGTCGACCAATAGGTGATTTTGATGACTCAAGAATTGTGGAAGCAATTGCTAAACAAAGAAATGAACCGATAAGAGCGTATGTTGTTGAATCTGATATTACATCAAAACAAACCACTTCAAGGAAACTACAACAGTTAGCTTCGTTCTAATCAAAAAAAATATTTATAGATAATGTATAAAATAATTGAACTTGAAATAGACCCCGAATTATCAGGAGATACTGGTGTTTTTGAAGTTGCTTGGGTGGAGTATCCAGCCATAGAACAGGAACTGATGTATTTTGGTAAACAAAACTTCTATAAGGCAACCAACGAAGTTTCTGCTGTTGCTTGTAGAGCAATAAAGGAAAACGAGAAAAGGAATAATAAAGCCGCAACTCAGGTGGGGAAAATTCGTGGTCAGCAACTCTGCAATCAGGATGAAATTAGTTTGCAAACAATCAAAAGAATGAAATCTTATTTGGAGAGAGCTAAAGTTTACAACTCAGGAAATTGGGATGATAAAGGCACCATATCTTGGCATTTATGGGGAGGTCAGGAAGGATTAGATTGGGTAGATAGAATCCTTAAACAAGAGGAAAACTTAGGTATTCAGGATTTTGTTAAACCAAATCAATCTGAAACAAAAGATGAATTTATCCAAAGATGCATCCCTGTTCTTTTAGAGGAAGGTAAAACTCCCGAACAAGCTGCAGGTCAATGTTATGGACAATGGGACAACAGAGAATTTGAAAAAGGGGTTCCACACTATACCGAAGATGGTGAATTATATGAGGGTCCGACCCACAAGGATGCGAGTGGAAGGCTTATGACTGGTGCTGAGCACACACCTGATAGTGAGTATCTATACCACGAAGGTGAGTTTGCTGAAGTAGGTCCAAGAGGTGGAATAAGAGAAAGTAAAAAGGCTCCAGCGTCCGACACAAAAAATCCAAATCCTAAAGGGGTCGGAACTGCAAAAGGTAAAGCTACTGACACAAGAAGCGCTGAGGTCTCAGAGAGAGTAGAAAAAATACTCAAAGACAAAAGTGACGACTTCAATGAAAGATACAAAGACAAGTTAGGTTACGGAGTAAATGTTGGAATGTTAAAAAGTGTTTATCAACGAGGGGTTGGAGCTTTCAACACTTCTCATTCACCAAGAGTTAGTTCAGCGGAACAATGGGCACTTGCGAGAGTCAACGCATTTTTATTAAAAGTTCGTGGTGGAAGTGGAAACCCAAAATATGTTCAGGATGATGACCTCTTACCTTCAGAGCATCCAAAGAAGGAAAAGATGTCCGCTGAATTTGCTGTGACTCGGGTTGGATTTGATTGGCAAGTTCTAAAAACACAACAGGGGAAAAGATTATTCAATCAGGAAATGAGTAGAGGTTCTTTACCTGTAATTTTCATTCAGGGATTACCAACAAAAGAGTTACTTGATTTCACAAGGCAATATGGTATTCCAATCAGTGCGGTGAATATGTATTCAAGTGATATTGAAAAGGTGAAACTCATAAAAGATATGGGATTGGAAAGACACTACGATTTGGATTTTGATGTTCGTAACCTGTTGGAAACAATTGCGGTTAAATTTGATTATGATGTAACAGGTTTACCAGATTATGATAACTATCCTGCAAGTGGTGATACAGACGCTATGTTGGTTGAACCAACCTTTTATGATGAGTATTGTGGATGTGACCTTGAAATCTATGATGAAGAATTTGCATTATCTGAATACTCATTTGAGGAATTAGAGGCTTACGATATTTTGATGGAATTCAAAAAAACAAACTATGAGGAGTTTGCAGAGTTCGTTAAAAAAATTGATGGTAGAACTGAATCAGAGGTTAAACAATTGAAGTTGAAAAACCCCACAACATTTTTTAGATATGACAGAAAGGTCTCAATGGAAAATGGACCTGACAGACCTGAGTGTATGGAAATTCAAGGAAAGTATTTTAGACGGATGGAAATTGATTTGATGAGAAACTTAGCTCTAAAATACGGACATAACGGACAACCTTACTCAAAGTGGCTCTGGAAATTTGGACCTAATTGTGTTCACGCTTGGAGAAAGTTTTTGGTGCAAGAAAACAACTTTGCTGACTTGGGTTGGGCTGAAGGTCAAGCAGGACTTGCGATGTTAAAAGAAACTGCAAACAATGGATACTTTTCTCCAAGAACTCAATCTCAAGAGATGTCATCTGTTTCATATATGAAAGACATAGAATGTGCTTTCGGTGATTTGTGTAAAATAGAATTCTCAAAACATCAGGAACATCTATTTGCAGCTCAGGACGAGGAAAGAATGATTTACACTCCTCTTATGATACCTAATATTCTAATACCAAGAATCGACGAAGTATCTGAAGAGAAGTATTATGTTAAATTTAAACCTGAAGTTATTAAGAATATTCGGGATAAATTTATGGCGGAACTTAGAAACAGGAAAACCAACTATGAACACAGCAACAAAAAATTTGAGGATATTGTGATGGTTGAAACTTGGATAGTTCAGGGAGATAAAGACAAAGCTTACGAGTTAGGATTTACACAGGAACAAATACCCTTTGGAACCTGGATGGGAGCTTATAAAGTTTTAGATACTAAAGAAGGAAACTTTGTGTGGGATGAATACATAAAGCCAGGAAAAATCCGAGGCGCTTCAGTTGAAGGAAATTTCATTTTGAATTTTTCCGCTTTGAAAGCTGATGAATATTTATTGCAACAAGTTATAAACATATTAAAACAAATTACGGATTAAATGAACGCAACAGAAGCAATCAACAAAATCGCTGAATTGTTAGGATTAAAGTTCAAATCTGAAAAGTTTATGATAACCAAATTAGTTGACGGAACCACTACGGTTACAAACAACCAAGATGGTCCATTCGCAATCGGAGATGAATTATTTATTATGGGTGAGGATTCAATATTGAAACCAGCACCCGCAGGTTCTCACAAAACTCGTGAAGGTTTAATTATCACAATTGGAGAGGACTCAGTTATTTCCAAAATTGAAGATGAACCTAAAGAAGAGGTGAGTTCACCAATAAACGAAGCCTCAACAGAAATTGAGGACAACAAAACTGAATTAATGACAAAAGCAAAATTAGCAGACGGAACCGAAATTGAAACCGACGGAAGTGGGGAATTCAAAGTAGGTGAAAAATTGTTTGTAGTCAAAGAAGATGGTGAGAAGGTAAAAGCTCCCGCTGGAGAACACACAACAGAGTCAGGTATTACTGTTACTGTAGATGGTGAAGGAACTATCACAGGTGTAAAATACCCTGACAAAGAAGGTGAAGGTTCACTTGAAACTAACAATGATGAAATGAAAAAAATGAAAGATGCAATGGAAAAAATGATTTCTATGATGGCAGATTTCTCAAAGGATTTAGAGTCCTATAAAAAAGATTATGAAGAATTCAAAAAATCTCCAGCCTTTGAAAAATCTATTGTTAGAAAGACATTTTCACAGGAAAATATTGCTGACGCAAAGGTTAGATTTTTGAGAGAATCATTAAGAAAATAAAAAAAAATAAAATAAAAAATAATGGAAAAAAAACATTTTAAGAAAGGTGAAACTTCAAGCTTCGCCTTTAACTATGATTTAACAAACCTACCGACATATAACAGCTATGGCGACGATATGTTGATTAAGGCATTTCTTGGATTGACACTTCCAAAATACAGTTCAGTGCGCCCAAATCTAAAAGGGACTACTGAGAAGATTGGATTTGTAACCAACGATGTTGTATTACAAGATGATTCTTGTGGATTTAATCCTAGCGGAGATACTGTTCAAAATGTCGTAACAGTCAACCTTTGTAATAAGCGAGTTAATCAACAATTATGTCCCTATAATTTGTATGATACCTATCTTTCACAATACTTAACAAACGCAAATTTCCAAGAGTCAGTTCCTTTTGAAGAGGTTATCCTTCAGGATATTGCGAATAGAACGGCGGATAAAATTGAGTTACAGCTATGGAGAAACACCACAGCTACAGGTGGAACTGAGTATAACTCTCAGTGCTTTGACGGAGTTTTAGCTTTGGTTACAACCGGCAACGGAGCAACAGCAGTAACCTACACGGCTGCTACTGCATCAAATGGGCTTGATGTATTTACTACCTATTACCAAAATATACCCGAAAATGTATTGCACAGAGATGACCTTGTTATCTACTGCGGATTTTCAGACTACAGAGCTTTGGTAGCATCGATGAGAAATAACTCATTCATCAACTTGTTCACAGACCCTACAGGTTCAGGAACAGAAGGTCAGGATTGGGGTGTTGTATTACCGGCTTCGAATTGTCGTGTTGTTCCAACACAGGGTTTGACAGGTCAGGGTAAAGTAATCGGAGGTCCCGCTCAGTATATCCAGATTGGTATGAATTCTGAGATGATGACTCAAAGAGCTTTGTATGACCCCTTTGAAGACATTATCAAGCTGTCACTCAGAGCGACCTATGGAGTGGGCGTATTTTCAGTGGATTCTTTCTTTAGAGCGGCTTAAAAAAAATAAACTAAAAAAATTAATATAATAAAAATATGAGTTGTTTTATATCGTCGGGATTTACCTTAGATTGTAGAAATGCGTCCACAGGAGGTTTAAAGACCGTTTACATATTGGGTGACGCTGGAAACCAAATTTCAGGATGGACATCAAACGGTGATGACCAGATTATATCTGCATCGGGAAGTGGAACTTTCTATAAGTTCGAGTTGACTAAGCAGGGAAGTTCGTTTACAGAGGAAATTGGAATTAATACCACTGCTCAGTCAGTTGTATTCCAACCAACTTTGGTAATGAACCTACCAAGATTGGATAAAGATTTAAGAAATGTGTTTCAGGAGCTTGTTTCTCAAAATAACATTTTCTTCATCGTTGAAGATAATAACGGTCGGTATTGGTCCGGGGCCTGGGAAAATGGCGCCTTAGTCACTGCGGGCAGTTTGGCTTCAGGATTGGCTTATACCGATTTGAACGGAATGAGCGCGCTTACAATCGCAGGGGGGGAACCCAATGCAACACAAGAGATTTTGGTGACAACCACTCTTGGTGCAGTATTCACAGGTATTACGGTTCAATCCTAATATCTAATAAAAATAATCAGGGGTTCTTGCAATATAGAGCCCCTTTTTTAAGCCTTAAGTTATGAAGTGGAACGGACGAAATTATAGACCAGCAAATGCTCAATTCATCAAAAAGAAAAAAGAATTCGATTTTGAGGAAGCAATTAAACCATACGGACAAAAGGAAATGCCGGTGTGGAACACTGTTGTTGGCGTAAATGTTCCACCAATTCAACCATCACCGACTCCTACAAACACACCAGGAACATCTCCAACACCAACCCCGTCAAATACACCATCGGTTACTCCATCGGTAACCCCTTCAATTACTCCTAGTATTACTCCAAGTAATACCCCTTCTACAACACCATCACAGACCCCGAGTAATACTCCGTCCGTAACCCCTTCAATAACTGCGAGTATAACTCCAACGAATACTCCAACCCCGTCATCAACTCCACCCGCATCAGGAACAACTGAAGCAAATGCTTATTTAAGTGCTGTTGTGACCGCAGGGGGAACCGTTGATGCAACAATATCCGCTGCGACTGTAACATTATTCACATCAATTGTATCTGCGGGTATATGGGATAAACTACAACAATTCTACCCACTTTTAGGTGGGGTTGCAGCATCAAATGCAATTGAAGGAAAATCAGCAACATCCAAAATTACCTGGAATGGTGGTATGACATTTACATCGAGTGGTGCAAAATCTAACGGAACAAATGCATACGGAAATGTTGATTACAATGAAAATACATTGGCGGTGTTAGATGATTTCCATATGAGTTTTTATTCAAATCAAGCAACATCAGCAGATGACGGGTTGGCTTTAGGTATAACCGCTGCAGGTGTAAGAACTAGTATGTATTGGAATGATTCGACTACTGATGGTGGTGCTGTTGTGCAAACATCAGCCGGTTATGCTTTAGACACTACTTCAAGCACAGCATTAGGGTTTTATGTTGGAACAAGGACATCATCAATTTTGACCACTTTTTATCAAAATGCGGTATCACAAGCAACATCAGCGGGTGCTTCAACAAATAAGATAAATGGTAATTTCTATGTATTTGCACGAAATAGTGTTAATGTTGGTATAGCTGATGCATTTACAAATAAAAGATGTGCATTTTTTAGTTTGGGACTTTCATTGACTGCAGGTCAAGTGACAAGTTTACAAAATGCAGTTCACACATTTAACACAACATTAGGAAGAAATTATTAAGATATGTTAGTAGGAAAATTGACACCCGCACAATATGAAGATTTGGTTGGTCCACCAACAAAGTTGGTTCAACCTGATTGGTATTTTAATCCCTTTAGAAACAATAATGTTGAATATGATTGGGTTATATCAACTGAGGAAATTGACTCGTCCATATACCCTGAAAATGATTGGGTTAAGGGTTTACCACTAATAGAATACATACCACCAACACCTCCAATATCAGGAGATACTGAAAGCGTTTTTGACCCTTACTTTAAAAAATAATGGCAAGAGTATTTCTAAATAAACAATTCTCCAATTATCTTGGCGAGAACCGCGCACTCAACGATATTATTGTTGGGTTTGTGCCTGACCCCATTCAACCCACGCCAACACCAACCCCAAGTATAACGCCATCAAATACTCCAACCCCTTCAATAACCGCATCAAACACCCCTACGCCTACGCCTTCAACAACCCTTACAGCTACTCCAACAACAACGCCTTCACCAACCCCGACATTTATACCACCTTCACAAACGCCAACAAATACACCAACCCCAACCACTACAACAACTTTAACAACTACACCAACACCAACGCCAAGTATTACGCCAAGTATTACAGCATCAACAACCCCACCTGCAACACCAACGCCAACAACAACACCAACGCCAAGTGCAACGACACCTGCAGGATTTAAACTTCAAGCCGAGGATTTCGATTTTATACAAACTGAAAACTCACTTAACATACAAATAGAACACTAACAAAAATAAAAAGATATGTCGAATGTAAAAATATCCGCACTCCCAACTTGGTCAGGAACCTCCGCTGACTTAAGATGGTTCGTAATGAATAACCAGGGGGAAACTGAAACCTTCAAGTTCAGTGGTTGGACATCACAAATTGTGCCTGGTGATGGGAGTAATTCTGTGAGGTCAATTTATTTTGCATCAAACAAAAACTTATCACCTTATGGAGTTTTAATTGGTGGATTGACTACTAATACAATAAATTCAACAGGAAATTATAACACTATTGTTGGTGGTGAAGGATGCACAATTCAAGCAGGTGAAGATAATGGTATATTCGCAGCCAAAAACTCAACAACAGATGGTTCATCAAGTTATTCAGCGATTATCGGTGGAAGGACTCATACTGCAAATAACCAATTCGCATTTATTGGTGGTGGTGCTCAAAATACTTGTGGTTATTTATCAGCAGCGGTTGGTGGTTTCAATCTAAATGCAACGAATCAAACAGGTGTTTTTGGTGGTGAAAATAACACTGCTAATGGTGCTTATTCTACAATTTTGGGTGGAACAGGAAATTCTGCGACAGGAAACTACTCATCTGTTTTTGATTCAAAAGATTCAAGTGCAACTCAATATATGAGTTTAATATTAAACTCAGAAAGTTCAACTTGTAATAATGCTTCAGGTGGAAATACCCCACTTAGACAAGGTTTAATAAATTCTTTATCTTCTACTATCAATGGTGGAAATAGAGTTGTTGGTATTGGTTTATCAGGGAGAACATTTGGTTCAGGTAGAACTGGTTGGACAGCGACTGAAAACCTGTTTGTTTACGGACAAATAGAACAACAAGAAGAAGTTTTTGATGGTTCAAGTTCCACAGTAGACATCAACATTTCAAGAACAGGTTTGGTTGAACTCACAGCGACAGGGGGAACTTACAACATTAATATTGACCCTGCAACATCAAATGTAGGTTTGGAGCTTACTTTGATGATACACTACTACTCTGCAGCTACAATTAACTTTGTATCCGCAGGGGTTACCCAATGGAAATTTGGTAATAACGCAGGAACACCTGTGTTCTCAGGAAATAACAACTACAATATTTTAGTATTCCGTTCGTGGGATGGAAACGATTTATATGAGCAATCACGCTCACTTTATATGAGTTAAAAAAACGACTATGATATATTTGAACCAAAATGAAAATAATCTTGCAGCGGCTGTCTGTTCTCGTAACAAATGGCTTACTGGTCCTGTTGTGTATTTGTGGTCTATGAACCATAAACTATCACAACAGAAGTTTAGATTTATTCCATATTTGGTTCCACCAGCATATTCAAACAACCCCCCCTATGATGTATTTTGTATTGATATTGATAATTCAATACCTGAAGTTTTAACCGGTGCAACATCCTGTGGTGAAACCAATGTTCATTTAATACCTGGTGAATATGATTTAAAGGTTTATGAGCAATCTGCATCTCTATCAGGAAATACAAATCCATCAATTGCTTACGATGTGGTTTATGAAACCTTAGTTAATGTTGTTGGAATAAATCAAAATAACCCTACAGTTTGGTCGGGAACAACAAATACTTATGTAATATACAACGCTGAAAATGATTAAATTAGATTCGATGAACTTCACGGTCGATAATATAGACCGATGGGTAGAAAAAAGCTTTAAAAACGAACCATTCGTTAGATGGGGATTAGATAATAGTGAAGTAGAAAGATTTTACTATTATACTGATTTTTCTCCAATCCATAACGCTTGTGTAAGAAGCAAGGTTGATAATGGTGCTGGAAAGGGATTTACAAACGATTATAAAATTAATAACAAGGAAACCATCAACGATGTTATTAAACAGATTTTTTGGGAGTTCGTGGTGACAGGCAATTTATTCCTTGAAATCGTGTGGAAAAAAGATAGGAGAGAAGGTATCAGTGGTTTCCATATAATTCCTTCTAAATTTATGAGAGCTAAACAACCTGATAATGCTGAGTTATATTCTGATAAGTGGTTTTATTGCCAGGATTGGTTGAATTGGAAAAAGGCGGGATTGATTGAATTACAAGAATTCTCGCCTGATTCTTACGAAAATAGACAGGTGGTAGCAATCAAAGCATACCAACCTGGTTACATTTTTTACGGGTCTCCTGATTATATTTCCGCTCTATTAGACATCCGTCTTTCAAGGGCAATTTCAAGCTTTAATTTACACAATGTAACTAACGGGGCTAGCCCAAGTTTGTGGGTCCATCTGCCTGAGTCCGCGCCAGATTCGGAGCAGGAACAAAATAATATATTAAGAAGATTAGAGGAAAGATATGTGGGAAGTAATAACGCAGGACGCATTATTGTTTCTTGGGGTGGGGTTGATGGTGCTAAACCTGAAATCACTCAAATCACACCAACGATGCAAACAGGGGGATATGCAGAAATATTTGCTTTGGTTAGAGAAAATATACTTGCCGGTCATAAAGTGCCAGATGGTTCATTGGTGGGACTCCCAACAGGTTCAGGATTTTCATCTCAAGCAGACCAGCTCAAAACATCACATCAACTATTTATGAGCACAACCATAAAACCTTTGCAAGAATTTATCATCAGAGAACTTCAACCAATTTTACAATTGATGTATCCGAATGAAAAGATTGACTTAACAATTCAACAAAACGAAATCCTATAATGAATTATAATGTCCTTTTAATATCAGAACAAAAACTCAAAAGTCAGGCACCAATTGACCCGAATGTCGATTCTGATGAATTGAGATATTCCATTCAACAGGCTCAAAATATTTATATTCAGGAGACACTTGGAACCAACCTCTTTGAGCAAATTCTTAATCAGGTTGAGAGTGGAGATATTTTACTCCCGAATGCTACAAACAACAAACAACTTTTAGATAATTTTATCCAACCTGCTTTGGTTGCATATTCCTACTATATTCTGTTGGATAATATGTTTGTTAAAATGGTTAATGTTGGTCTACAACAATTCCGTTCTGAGCAATCAAATCCTATTGGATTAAAAGAGTTTCAATATTTAAAAGACAGTGCTAAAGACCGCGCTCAATTTCTCGATAATTTAATGCGTCGTCACCTTGTATTTAACAATTTCTTATACCCACTTTACACACAAGTTTTAAACAACGGTCAGTTAATACCTGAGTTTGGTTCACCATTTAGAACTTCAATAATCCTTCCAACAAATCGTTACTATAATAATCTTAATCGTGGTGTTTTTGGAAATGGAATAAATACTTTATTTGACTGTTCCTTGCCTTGGTGGTATGGTGGACGAGGTTCAGGGGAGTAAGTTATGGAAAAAGATACTTCAATCGCAAACTTGGTAACCTTAGGTGCAGTCGGAATGACTGTTATGAACACCATACAAATTCTAACAATCCTTTCACTTGCAACAGCAATTGGACTGAATCTTATTTTGATTTGGAGAAACCTTAAAAATAAGGAAGATTAATTCTTATTGAAAAAATAAGCACTTGAAATCTTTTTTGTGGTTAGAATTTCAAGTTCGTTTAATTCACTCTGAACCTGAATGAACTTTTTATCGGTTTGGGAAATTAAAACCACATACTTATCAAAGAAAAACCTTTTAAGTCGTGATGCAGCATTCAACTGGTCGGGAGTAACAACCTTTTTGAACTCCTGAACCACACTTTGATAATCTTTTTCAAATTGAGTCATTGAAATGTTTTTTTAGAAACTGTTGATGAACTGTCAAATCTGAATCAGTTTTATAACCAATTTTCTCTAACAATTCATTTGCACTTTGTATTGTATAAATAGATACATTTGGTTTCAAGTCACCTCTTTTTATTGCTGTGTGACAGCTCCTGCAATAATATTGAAACCTGTGTTCACCAGGTTTAAAAGGTCTACCTGAAAATTCAGTGCAAGGTTTGTATTCGTTCTCATACGAACACCAACACAATTCAATATCGTCCTGATAAATTAATCTTTCAATTTTCTGTGTGGTTGGATATCTCATTTACCTTATTATGATGAAACGCAATTAAATCCTTTTTGGTGGGTTTATTTATACAAAGTGATGTCCTTGTATCTAAATCTAAAATTGCGTCAACATAAGTCAAATAAATGTGGTATAGTTGATTATCAACTAACAACTGTGCTACGGTTGTTTTAATATTAACACCATCAATCAGGGTTTCAATTGTGTCATTTGCTTCAAGTTCGTTTTTCATCACAAATGACCTCAAGTTTGGGTTCCATCTTAAACCCCTTCTGATTTGTGATATGTGAACCCTTGAAATTGACTCACCTTTATTTGTGCGATAAATTCTTTGGATTTCACAATTGTTTAAACCCAATTCAAATAAGTCGTTTAATCTTTTCAGGTCATCGGATTGGTCGTCTATTTTTGAGCTTCCTATCATAGTTTTTATATTTTATGTTTTATTTCAAATTGCCTCCATATTGGAAGTTCGTTTGGACCGATTGTGTATCCTAAAGTTTTTAAGAATAGTTCGGTCTGAGCCAAGTCATCATCCGTGATTGTTGAAAGTTTCAAATACTCAGTATCAGGGTCTGACTTCGGTTGGTCTTTTTGATAGTGTAATTTACACTTGTATGTTTTTCCAAAGGGAGTGTCTTTGGAATTATAAAATTCATATTCGGGTTTGTAATCACCACACATTCTGCAAAACAAATACCATAGTCCGTCTGAACCAATCATTCGTCTCTTGGAGAATTTATCAATTTTAGAAGTTACCATTTTGGTATTTGTCTGCTAAATGCTCCTCATAAGCAAGTCGTTCATTTTCTAATTGTTGCTCCCTCCATTTCTCATATTGATAATCGTCATCATCCAAGTTGTTACTGAATTGGAACAGGATTAGTTCCTGTAAGCTCATCTCCTCGAAAATTCTTTTTGTTTGTCCCATCTTTTTGTTTAAATATAAATAGTTTTATTTGAATTAAAAAGTTAATAACTGAGTATTTTTTGTGTAAAAATTACACATCTCATCCATCTTTTCCAAAGGGAAAAATATAACCATATCATTTTTTTCATCGTTGAAAGTGGATTGGACATTTAAATCCACAACCACCTCTGCTGACATAACTTGTATGTTGTTAATTTCCTCAACCCCATAGAAGTTACAATACTCACAATCATCCTCAACCCTTTCTTTTATTTTCTCAAGGACTGATTGGAATGTCATCATCTCGGGAAAGTCCTCTATAACCTCTGCAAAGTGGTTATAAATCACTTTTAACTCTGCGTTGGAGAAGACCACAGTTTTATTGGTCTTGAAGTCCTCTCCGTTGATTAAAAGGGGTTTCATTTCTTGGTGATTGTTGGTTTGGTTGCAAGATACTCGTCAATTTTTTCAAATCTTTCTCCAAGTGCATTTGAGTAACCATTTTCAACATAATCCACAAGGACTACTGAGATGGAAACCAACTCTTTAAGTGTTAAACACTTTCCGCAACTCACCGACCATTCGTTTACAAGTTTTAAGCTTGATTGAGCTGCAATCTGTCTTTCTTTGTTCTGTGCCATTTTTTTCTGTTTTTTTGTTGTTTAAGATAATACCCATTCAAAACCTGCAAACTCCTTATCCTCCAATTTTCTAAACTCTCTGTATTCTTTGTCATTGCCTGGGTCGCATCGGAAATAACCTGAATCAGAAGTTTGGATACCTTTAGCTTTGTAGTCGCTCCACCAAATACCAAATCCTTTGTAGTTGAATTCTGATTCAAAAGCTTCAGGGGTCTGTAGGAAGGTTTTAAGGTCCTTTTGAGTAGTGATGTTTTTCATTGTCTTGATGTTTATTGTATTACAAAGATAACACTTTTTATTATAAATCAAAGCATTTATACTCTTTTTTTCTGTAAAAAGATTAATAAAATATTTATGAGAAACAGTTTGTTTTTGATAAAACTGTGTTACTATTGTTTTAGTGTTGGACGGGATAAAACCAAGCCACCAGCAACACTTGAAATAAACGGACTACTGGGGGAACCACAATAAAAGTCCAACACCAGCACAACGAGGGAAGGTGTTTATGTGGCGGGAGAGTGAATATCCTGAAAGTTGTCCTCTTGTAATATCTTTCACTGATGATATTGCCACGGCTCCTCAAGAAAGCAGCTCGTGAGTGTCAACTAACCTTATTCGGTTAGGAAGCACTCACTTGCACTCACCTAAGAAAGAATCAGGATACAAGATGAGAATGAATACAGGATGAGATAATAACTGGATAAAGAATAAGAATAACTTGGTAGTTCAAATCATAAGCTTTAACTTTGTAAGACACTTAAAACAAGAACAATGAATGCTTCAGATAAAAAAACAATGAAACAGGTTTATACCCTGGTAAAAGAATTAACACCAATCACAAATGCTCTGAAAGACATCACAAATGAAAGGTTGGAACTGATTAAATTGTTAAAACAGATTGAACCCTATGTCGATGAGGTAGAGGAAATATGGAACACAGAACAGGATAAATATGAACGCAGAAGTGAAACTTGGCAGGAAAGTGAAGTTGGGGAGCAGTCACGACACCTGGCTTCTTGTTTAGAAACCATCCATTCTAACTTGGAAGATTGTTTGTATTATCTCAATGAACTACAATAAATAACTTGGTCGTTAAAATCATAAGCTTTAACTTTGTAAGACAATTAAAACAAAACGAGACCGATATGAAAAACACAAACATTACTTTACAGAACCAAGAAGGTGAAATTATCACTATTAACAACCAAACTCTTATGAGTATGATTACTAAACAAATAAAAGAAGTATTGAAAGAAGAAGAATTTGATTTAGAACAAATTGAGTTCTTGGATACTTTGTTGGGTTTTTGTAGAAAATAACTTGGTAGTTCAACTCATAAGCTTTATATTTGTAAGACAATTAAAACAAAAACACACGGATATGACAAACACCGAATTCGCCAACGAAACCCTGACCAACTCCGAATCACAATTCAGCGACTACTTGCACACCAACCACCCTGCGTTGATGCAGGAAGCTCTCAAAGAATTTCACAAGAGCACAAAAAGATACAAAGGAGACATCTACGGTTACACTTACAAACAGTATTTTAATTTCAACAAAGACATTTACACCTTGGCAAGATACTTTGAGTTCCTTTACGCTGAACTCAACGGTATAACCTCACCCGAAGACAATGTAGTTTTAATCGAGAAATAAAATGGATTGGAAATTAACAAGAATAAAGGACTATGAGTTTCTTGGACTATGGAAACCTTCAAAGAAAGAGGATTTCGGTTTCTTTTATGTATATTTTTTAATATTGGAGGATGGTGTTGAAGGTAAAACATTCCTTCATAGTCATAGGAAATCCCTTTTTTTTAAGGGGGATGCTGTAGAATATACATTAGAAGGTGATGGTAAATTGGTGGCAAGAACGCCAAAAAAGAAAACATCACCTTACGAGAATACAAAAGTTGACTTTAACGGTAACAATTAGTATATTTATAGAAATCTAAAATTGCTCCCGCCATTTTAGTTCTCTTAAACCCAGCCGTGTCCCTCTTGATGTTAGGCTGGGTTTTTTTATTGCACTTTATTTTAATTAAAACTTTTTTATCTTAAATATTGTGTTATATTTATAATACAAAGAAAACTATGGGTTGTAATTGCAAAGGGGGAAAAAAACAGGTATTAAATAATTTGGATTCACAAGACCATCTGAAAGTCGCATTCGATGTCTATGAGGAAATTATTAAACCAAAAACGGAACCTATTGTTTGGGATGCGGCTGATGCAAATGTTTTACTACAAACATTTTACACGGTCTATCCCAACGCAAAAATACAGGTGACACCCGAACACGCAGCAAGCTCAATAAAAGAAATCTATAACCAATATTATGGAAGGAAGTAAAAGAGGACCAGGTCGTCCAGCTTTGGAACACACACTCAACCCTGAGTGGTATAACATCATAATTGATGCAGGAAAAAAGGGAAAACACATCACACAATTTCTACTTGAATTAGGTATTTCTTGGGAGGGACACAGAGCAATAATTAAACGAAATAAAAAATACTCTGAAGCCGTTGATGAATACCATAAATTATGTGAGAACTATTGGTATGATATGGCACATCGTTCAATGGAGGAAACAGGGGGAAATGGATTTAACTCGAGGTTGTGGAGTTTAATAATGAGAAACAAGTTTAGTGAAAGATGGAGTGAGCAATCAAGAGTGGATTTAACAACACAGGGAACTTCAATAAACGCAAACCCAATTCAAATTGAAATCATCAAAAAAACTTGGGAAGACCCTGAACAGGAAGAGAAATAAAAATGAGACCGGATAGAATATCTAAAATACCAATTCTAATTCACACTATGGATAATTATGCTCCGTATTGGAATACTTGGTTTAAGTTATTTAAAAAATACACATCCAACACAGGTCCAATTTATTTTTTGACTGAAAGGAGAAGTCCTGATTTTAAGGATGATGTTTTTCATATCAAATCAGGTGAAGGAGAGTGGGGATACAGATTACGGAAAGGATTAGAACAAATTAATTCGGACTTGGTATTCTATATGCAAGAAGACAATTGGGCGTATGCACCCTTTGAATTTAAACAGGGATATTTGGATAAGTTCAACGAGCTTCAAATGCAAAGTTTAAGGTTCCACGCTTGTGCTTTTGATTCCATTCACTACGAAAAAGTTGAAGGGAACCTGTATAAATATTCTCAACGCTCACCATATCTAATGGGACACCATATGGGGTTATGGGATAAGGAATTCTTTTTATCCAATGTGTTAGACCACGAAACTCCCTGGATGAGTGAAATACAGGGAACACCTCGTTGGTTCAATATTAACCACAGAATATACCAATATGATATTCACTGGTATTGGTCTGTTGCAAGACGGGGGATAATACAACCTGAAGGACTGAAAATTCTAAATGACGAAAATATAACAGATTTTGATACCACTCCAATAAAACAAGCATCAATCTAAAACACAATGAAAATTAAAAATACAAAAACAGACAAAGAATATTTTTACGACTATAAAAATATCTTTATTACCACAGAGGTTGCAAAACAATTGAAAGAAAGAGCATCAGAAATGAAACTTTCCAAAAGTGAGTTATTACAAGAACTTCTAAATCAAACAAAAACTTACGACCCCTTCTCCAATGGAAAGTAATATTATTGAAAGGATTGATATAAGAAGTTTGGTTCCAAATGAAAAGAACCCACGAAAAATATCTCCAACTCAAATGGATAAACTCAAAAAAAGTATTTTAGAGTTCCCTGAGATGTTGGAAATCAGACCAATTATAGTTGACGAAACTTTGACTGTGTTAGCAGGAAATATGAGGTTGCAAGCACTCCTACAATTGGAATGGGAGCAGGTCCCATATATTCAGGTCAACAATTTAACCCCCGAACAAAAAAAGGAGTTTATTGTAAAAGACAATTTATCTTATGGTGAATGGGAATGGGACTCTTTGGTTGCAGAGTGGGGTCAGGATTTATTATTGGATTGGGGTTTGGATGTTCCAACGGAGTTCAAAACTATACCTGAAGGCGAAGAGGATGACTTTGATATTGTAGTCCCTGAGGAAACTAATATTGTTATTGGAGATGTGATTGAAATAGGACCGCACCGATTACTTTGTGGGGACACCACAGTTGGTGATGATTGGGAAAAATTAATGGCAGGAAATCTTGCTGACCTTGTATTAACTGACCCTCCATATAATGTTGCCTACGAAGGTGGAACATCTGAAAAACTTACAATTCAAAATGACTCAATGGGTGATGATGAGTTTTACAAATTCTTATATGACTCTTTTGTAAACTTGAACCTTGTAACAAAAAAAGGTGGGGGATGGTATGTTTGGCACGCAGATAGGGAAAGTATTAATTTTAGGAAAGCTCTGAGTGATGCAGGGGTTCTTGTAAAGCAAGGTCTTATTTGGAACAAGAATTCTATGGTTCTTGGCAGACAAGATTATCAGTGGAAACACGAACCCTGTCTTTATGGTTGGAAAGAAGGGGCACCCCATAATTGGTATTCAGATAGAAAACAAACTACAATATTGGATTTTGATAGACCTGCAAGAAATGCTGAACACCCCACTATGAAACCAATACCATTATTTTCATATCTAATAAATAATTCCTCAAAGAAAGGTGATATTGTAATTGATGGTTTTTTAGGTTCGGGGACCTCAATGGTTGCCTGTCATCAAATGGGAAGAGTTTGTTATGGAATTGAATTGGACCCTAAATACTGTCAGGTTATAATTGATAGAATGAAAAACCTCGACCCAACTTTAGAAATCAAAATCAATGGAGTTATCATCTGAACAGGAAAACTTTTTATCCGTCCTTGAGAAGTCCTTGGCAATTGTTTCAGTTGCTTTACAAAAGACAAATATCTCAAGAGAACAATTTGAAAGTTGGAATGAGAACAAAGAATTCCAAAGAAGGTTGGATGTTGTAAAAGACACCGCAATAGATTATGTCGAACAAAAGTTATTAACAAAAATCAACAACGGGGACTTACAAGCAATTCAATACTTTCTAAAAACCAAAGGAAAAAAACGGGGGTATTAATGAAAGTTTCAACCACAGTTGTTTTTGATGAGTTAATTAAATCAGATGAACAGGATAAAAGAATTGTTGTTGCTCAAGGGGGGTCTCGTTCTGGCAAAACTTATAACATCCTGATTTATTGGATTTACAAATTATTACAGGAGCAAAACAAAACTCTTTCAATCGTCCGTAAAACTTTACCGGCTCTTAAGAACTCTGTCCTAAAAGATTTAGCTGAGGTATTGGAGTTGTTTGGAATATTCAATCCGAATGATTGGCACAAGATGGAGGGATATTACAAACTTGGAACCAATACGATAAATTGGTTTAGCGTTGATGAACCACAGAAGTTAAGGGGTTCAAAAAGAGATTACCTTTATTGTAACGAAGCAAATGAATTACATATAGAGGATTGGAACCAATTAATTTTTAGAACCACAGACAAAGTAATATTGGATTTAAACCCATCAGAATTAAGTTGTTGGGTTTATGACTTGGAAAAAAGACCAGATTGTTATTACTTCAAAACAACCTGGCGAGACAATCCCTTTGTGGATAAAAATATTATTAAAGAACTCGAGGGTTTAAAAGACAAGGATGAAAACCTCTACAGAATTTATACACTTGGAGAAAAAGGTATTGCAACCACATTGGTATTTAACACTTGGCACAAAATAGAAACCATACCTGAATATGCAAAACTACTTGGATATGGTGTCGACTTTGGTTACAATGACCCTTCAACCTTAATAGCCGTATATCAAAATGGGGAAGACCTTTTCTTTGAGGAAAAACTCTTTGTAAAAAACCTTACGATACAGGATTTTATTTACAGGATAAAAGAAACAAATATAAACAATCAGGACACCATTTGGGCGGACTCTGCATCACCACAATCCATCGAGGAAATTAGGAGGGAGAAATTCAATATTCGTGGTGTGAATAAAAAGTCGGTTTTACACGGTATAGACCTGATGAAAAGACACAAGTTATTTATCAAGGAGAGCTCAGAAAACATAATTAAAGAATTCCAATCCTATAAATGGAAAACAGATAAGGATGGAAACCTTTTAGATGCACCTGAAGATAAAGACAACCATACAATCGATTCTATAAGATATGTATTGGAAAGCACAATTGGAAATAAACAAAAGAAATTCAGCTTCGTATGATTAAAGTAAAAGTATCAAATAAAGAAATTATTATAGACCCTAAATTAACAATTGGTCGGTATCAAAAAATCCAAAAGAACCCTGAAAAATATAACAGTCCAACAGAAATACTTGCTTTGTATTTGGATTTAGAACCGAAGGAATTAAGGGAAATGCCGGTCGATGAAATTGTTTATCTTGAGTCAGTAATATCTCAACACAATCAGGAACCAAATACTGACATAGTTTTAACCTTCACCTATGAAGGTGTTAATTATGGAATGGAAAACGATTGGGGAAATATGACTTGGGGACAATGGTCAGACCTTGAGGTTTTTTCGCAGAAAGATAAATTGGAAGAGAGTATCCACATTTTAATGTCACTACTTTACAGACCCATTTTAGAACAGAAGGGTGGTGAATATACACTTGAAAAGTTCGACTCCAAAAAAGTGCTTAAACGAGCAGACCTTTTCCGTAATATACCGATTGATTATTGGTTTGGAGCTTCTACTTTTTTTTTGCTTTTATCAACAACATACATAAAAAATATGGAAAGTTCTTTGAAGCAGATGAATCAAATCAAGAGGATAATCCTGAGGGGGATGAGGGTCCTTCCAAAATTTCTGATTCCGAGGCGGCTGCACGATTTTATTTTGAATTAACCTATTATTTATCCAAAGAAGATATTACAAAGTTCGACCGACTGAATGAAAGTAATATGTATTTATGTCTGAATGCCGCATCCCTAATGAAGGACAAGATTATTCAACATCAAAACGAATTAAAAAAACTTGAAAGAAAAAACAAATTATAATGAGTAATGTGATGAACCAATATACAACCTTCCATAAGGTTCTTGATTATCTACAATATTTTCAGGAGCAATCACCGATGTTAAACACATTCGGATATGGAAACCTTGTGGACTTTGGAAAAAATATTTCAGGTTCAAGTGTAAATTATCCCTTCCTTTTTGTTGTGCCGCAATCCATAGAATACCAGGAAAATATGACTGTGTATTCTTTGACTATGATATTCGCAGATATATTGAATTGGGATTTATCAAACGAAAAAGATTGTGTGAGTGATATGTCTTTGGAGGCTCGTAGGTTTTTATCATACATAAAAAGGGGGATGAACACTCTACCTGAAATCTACGATAATATAGACATCAACTTACCTGCAACCGCATTACCATTTTTTGAGCGCTTCGGCGACCACGTCGCTGGTGTTGCACTTGAAGTCCCCTTAATAGTTTATGATACCATTGATGCTTGTGATTATTACCCAACACCTACAATAAGTGCAAGTCCAACAATTACACCAACACCAACTTTAACTCCCACACCAAGTTCAACAACTCCATAATAGATGGCAACAGAATTAGAAATACTATTTGACCTTTGTGAGGAGATTAAAATTAACATCCAAAAAGAACTTGAATCCGAAAGACGCTCAAGGGCTTACGATGGAACTCCTAAACCAGTAAAAGGTGGTTATGTTGGCGCTTTATCCAACAGAATTACAACGGGAACATTATTTGAATCTGTTACAGTAAAACCTGTTGAAACTCAAAAAGGATTTGATATTGAAGTTACATTTCCAGGTGCTGATTATTGGAAGTGGGTGAACTTTGGTCGTAGGGGAAAAAATCCTGAAATTGTGGGGAATTCACCGACAGTCAAATATCCACCACTACAGGCAATTGAAGATTGGATTGCTGAAAAAGGCTTACCACAATTTAGAGATAGAAGAGGTAGGTTTATATCAAATAAAAAAAGAGCATTCCTGATACAAAGAAGCATAGGTGAATATGGTATATTCCCAACTTTATTTGTAAATGAAGGAATACAGAAATCAGAAAATGCCGTTAAGTTTTTCTTGGTGGATTATGGTAGGGCTGTTGTAAAATCAAACACAAAAAACTTTAGATAAAATATGTCAATTACATTTCAATCAACTCCAAGTGAATTCCAACCTGTTTTATCTGACGGGATTTATTTTACACTTTCAAGTAACACATATAATGTTGCTTCAACATTCAAGTTCAAGTTTAACTATGAATTATATGTGGAAGATAGTTTGGTGTTTTTGGGAAAATGTGCACCGAACCCCTTTGGATTAGGAATTATAGATTTACAACAGATTTTAGAAACTTATACAGATTCTCTCCCAATTTCATATTGGGACACAACACCAATTTATACACATCAAACATTTCCATTTTCAAGACCTGCAAACGAGGAAGTAATAAATTACTATGTGAAGGTTGGTTACGAATATGCTGATAGTGAAATATCACCCGTAACAGGTTTCACAGGATATGGAAATGCAGTTGGAGAACCTGCAGTTCAAACAGAAACTTATAAGGTGTTCCGTTCCACGATGGGGACAAACCCAAGAGCAACACAACAGGATTTTGATATTAACCCATTTATTCTATCAGGATTACCACAGGGGGTCTATCCAACAATATCAGGTTTATTTCTAACCAACGCACCAAGAATATTGGATGTAAGAGAAACAGATTATTTTACACTTGGATTCACAAACTATTATTTGTGGAGTGGAGCAACCTCAGGTTTTTCGCAAGGCTACTATGTAGAATATAATTTTTATGACGACCAAGGCGTATTGATAAGCGCAACCACCTACGATAATATCACAACAAACGGGGGAGGTCCAAGAAATAACTGTAACCTCGTTTATCAAAATCTTTATTTGATTGAGCCAGTAAGTGGAGCCACGGATTGGAATACTCTATATGTTGGAGCGGGACCTGCAAACTTACCTGAAATCCCAGATGGAACAGTTCAATACACAGTTCAGTTATTTGGAAACTTTACAGGGTCAACAGAACCAATCCAACCAACGCCAACACCTACACCAACACCTGGTCTAAGTCCAACACCAACACCAACTCCATCAAATACCCCCATACCTTATTGTGAGGGATGCACAGAGTATCAATTGTATTGGAGTGGGGAATCATTAGCTTCAGTTGTAATCGTTGATTGTGCAACACAAGTCACACTTAACTTATCACTTACACCAGGGTTAGTTTATAACATCTGTTCTTGTGAGTATCCTGTTGCGGAAGTTGCGGTTCAAATATTAACAGGTGGACCCTGTCTACCACCAACACCAACACCAACTCCATCATCAACTCCTCTTTGTAGTTGTGGTGAATATTTGATTGAGAATGCAACTGAATTTACAGACAACCTTCTTTATATTGATTGTTTCGGTAATCCACAATTTCAGGCTTTAGGTCCATTCCAAGCAACCACACTTTGTGCTTGTCTGAACAGTATTGAATATGTTTATTCAGAGGTATCATATTTAGGTGTTTGTGTAGTTTCTCAGACACCAACTCCAACGAGAACTCCAACGATGACACCAACCCCTTCATCAACTGCTGGAGAATGTGTAGGTATAGTAATCCAGGAATGCACCAATACCTGTCCTGGTGGAATTTGTGGATGTGACAATCCATTCTCTGTTACGGTTTATACAGCACCTGGTGTATTACCGAGTGATATTGGAGCAACCCTTTATAGTGACTGCGCATTAACAATACCTTACTTTGGGGACTACGAATATGGTGGTGATATCTATTCAGCATCACCTGTTGTGTTTATTTGTAACCCTGGAGGACCCTGCTAAAAATATAAAAATATGGCTTTAATTCCACAAACACCACCAACAGGATATACAGAAGGGAACTGCGTTGAATATACACCAGTTTCTGAGATTTTTACTTTTAACTTAACTTGTGGTCCGACTCGTTCTGCAAACCAAAATATCCAACTTATGTTTTTAAACAGATATGGGCACTTCGATTATGTGACACTTTTATTCAACAGGTTTCAGGGTATTGCAATTTCGAGACAACAATATAAATCTTGGAATATAGATTGGGGTTCTGATGACCCACAGAAAACACAATACTCAAGGGGTTTAAATGACTCCAATGTTGTTATGGTTGAAACAGTCATAGTCAACTCAGGGTTTGTTAATCAACCAACCTTCCAATGGTTAGAGGAACTTTACACTTCCAATTTAGTTTACGAGATTACAACCGATGGTGGATTAGCACCCGTGAATATTCTTAACACTGAATTTGAAAAGAAAATACAGGGAAATAGAACTATCTATAACCTTGAACTGCAATATGTTTATTCCAATAATATTAAGTTGTTAGGAAAATAATATGGATACGATACTACTCGTTCAACTTCAAGAGAATACTTGGGAGCGCTTGGATGTCTTTGAGGACATTCCAATCACCCTTACAATTCAACAAAATGACTTAACCAATTTAACAAGTCGTATCATCCCTTACTCAAGAACCATTACACTTCCAAGCACAAATAACAACGATATTTTATTTGAGCACTATTTTGAAGTTAATGGTATAGAATTCAATCCACTACAAAAAATACCTTGTATCGTTCAATACAGGGGGACAGACATATTTCAGGGTATTTTGAGATTAAATAGTGTAACAATTAATTCAGAGGAAACAACTTATGAGATATTCATATTGGGTGAAGTATCTGACTTTTTAGCTCCGATAAGAAACCTGCAACTACAGGATTTAAACTATACAGACCTAAATCATATTTTAGATTATTCATCCGTGACCACATCTTGGGAGTGTGTTAATGATGGGGCGTCAGGATTATTCAACGGGCAGATTATTTATCCACTGATAAATTACGGATTAGATTATCAGGGTGTGAGTTCAGGAGGAACCCCGACGTTCAGTTATGACTTTGGAACATCAACATCTTTTGATAACTCTGCAAGACCTGTTCCACCATCGATGTTTAAACCAGCAATCCAATTAAAATCTTTGTTGGATAGAATGATATCTGTAACAGGATATGAATTACAAAGTGATTTTTTAAATTCAGAGTATTTCACTTCAATTTACACGGACACATTCCAAAACGGGAAAATAGGGATTGAATATGCATCAGGTGTAACAAACCAAAATATATTTAAAGCCAATGGAGCTTTAAGGACTTTTAACTACACTAAAGACGATAGACACACACCTGTCTTCAACACTCAAATTGGAGACGGATATGACCCTCTAAATAACTTTATTAATTTTGGTGGAACACCAGCAACAGTATCGGGAGAACCAGGAGGGGGATTTTCTCCTGCGT